CGCAATAATATTTCAGGTTTTGTGCGCTCGTGCCGTCCGGAACAGGCCAAATGGTAACCGAAGGGCCAGCCGATCCGGTTGAACGGTTTGCCGAGATCAACCGATCGAACCAATAAGTCGTCGGGAAACCTTGCTGTTCTTTGTTCGGGTAGGACGCATATTCACTGCGGCTGATAGGGAGGATGATGCGGTCGATCGGGTTGCCGTCACCGTTGTCGATCTGGACATAAGCATCCAAAACCATGACGGTGTTTTGATCAACAGCATAAACCGACTGTCCCTCGACCAACGGCTCCGTGATAAGATCAACGCACCAAAGGTTCACGCCACGGTTCGACCAGTTGCTCAGAACCATGTTGGAGGCCATACGGGCCGATTCCATGTGCTCTTGAACAATTGCCGTGTTCCGCACCTCGCAGAGGTTGAACGCATAAAGCGTCAACTCACCGAGCGACGGATTAAATGCGTATGTGCCGCTCGTTGCCATCAGAGTGCCCCATCGTTTTTAACAAGAACAATGTTGAAGTACGACGACATCCTATTGTTTGTGCCACCACCCTGACCAACGGCTTCTATGTCGGTTTTTTCCGGAATCTGAAGCGGGAAAAGAAATGGATAAGGAACATTTCCCGTGTTCAATGTAACAATGGCTTTATTGATACGAATATTGTTTGTCCCAGTTACCACCAATCTGCCAGACACGGGGTTAGATGTTCCCGTCTGCCCGACCGTAATAGATCCGGCATCCATGTACGCCGTGTAGCCAGCAGGGACTGTGTAATGACCCGTAACACGGGTGTTATAATTAAACTTGATAATGTCATACACAGTAGCAGGAACACCCGCCGTAACATTTCCTGTGCCAAAATAGATATCGCCCTCTGCCCCGTTGCTCGTTCCAGCAGAAGCAACATAAGCCTCATTTATGCGGAGGTATGAATTAACCGTCAGAACTGCCGTTTGACCATTCAAGATCACAGTTTCTGAAATTGAGTTATAATCAGCGTCCAGCCCCTCAACAAAAACAGTCCTTGCGCCATTTCCGGTAGCATTGTCATCGGCGTCGTCTGAACTGACCTTCATGGATAATGCTGTAGCCGGATGAGGCTGAATACCACCATAAGGCCAGATTGTTTCTTCATCCGTGTCAATGTCGGCATTGTAGCCAAACACAGTGATAGCTATATGACCAGTGATCTGCCCACGCGCAACCTGAAATTCAAACGGTTCATAACGACCATTTTGCGTAATTGACCAAGTTGTGACGCCGCTGACCATGTTAGCGCTCTCCGGCTTGTTGAATTTGCATTGTTGCTGTGCCGCCACTTGCGGAAACATTGAGCCGAACCCCACGGCATGGGATTGTCAATGACGCAGCCTTTTTGGTGGTTGCAGAGCCGAATGTTGCATCCGTGAACCAAGTTCCAGACGACGCCACATAGCCCTCGGCAGTGATGTCATCAAACGTAAATTCAACGGTATATGAAGCCGTAACCGAAAAAGAAACGCCAACGCCGATGTTGAACGGAACTTGATAATAATCAGCAGCATAAATCGGGCTAGTTCCCGTTCCAGTTAAAGTGTAACTGATGTTGCTCGTTGCCATAATTAACAGCCCCATTTCCTGAGAGATTTATTGATCCGACTATCAGGATCAGCGGCAGTGGCAGCACCTGTCATTTTACGTTTCATGCCAGTCATGCGCTCACAAAATGATTTATGGCGCGGATTGTCCGCATCTTTGGTCGGAGCTTTCAGGTTGTGACCTTCGGCGCGAGCTGCTGCTCTGCCGCGCTCATTCAAACCACCTTCAGGATTTTGATACTTTTTGAGCGTCATGCGAAACCCCAAGGTTGAAGGAGAAGGGGGAGCCGAAGCTCCCCCGACTTTTTAGTTCATTTGCATGCCAGAGCGGCCCTTTGGAGCCGTGCCGGAATGCGCAGACGAGAGCGGGTTCATGTTCGAACCTGTGCGTCCACCAGCCTTGCGAGGCTTGCGGTCAGCGCGGTGCATCGCCTTCATGCCTTCCGCCTTGCCGCCATGCTTCTTGGCCTTGGCTTCCTTCACAACGTTCGAAGAACCACCTTCATAAACGTCTGATGGAGCCTTGTCCATCGCGACAACCCCTCTCTTAGGGGAGTCCATATTACCCTTACGACCCTTCATGGTGTCGATCCTTATGCTTGCGTTGCGCCGAACAGGCCAGTGATTGACCCGACATTTTCAAGACCTGGGAACTGACGGAATACAAAACGGTTGGCAACAGCCGCCGTCGAGGTGTAAGTACCGCGAACGTCACCAGTTGCCGTTGTTGCGTAGGTCTTTACCGCTGCAACATAGTTTGTATTTGCCGTGATCAAAGCAGGATTGAGACTTGCCGAATAGTTGACGAGAACATCGCCAAACGTATCCGTGCGAAGAGCAAAACCAAACTTTGTGCCAGTTCCGACAGCATGCGTTCCAGTGGACGTCGCGCTCGGAGTGACCGAGGTGATGTACTTGAACGCCTTGTTGCCAGCGACAGCCGTCGAGTCAGCTGCAGTTGCGATGACTTCGGACATTGGATATCCGTAAACATCGTAGCCACTAACTGTCCAGTTGATTGCCGCGCTTGCAGACGATGGAGTGATAACCACGTTGCGAGCACTGAGAGCTTGCGGGTTCCACAACTGAATGGTGTCCGACTGGCCGAAGCCAAAGCGGGAATTTGCAACACCATCATTTGTCGAATTGCTAACCGTTGCAGTGATCGTAACAGGGGAACCACTCGTTCCTGCTGCCTGATTTGCTCCACTGACGTAGTATGTGCCAGTGAGCCCAGAACCTTGAGCACCGTTTGTCACGTTCAATGTTGGGCCTGGACCCAAAATTTGCGTGCCTGTGGTGATCCCTGTGCCGGAGATAATCATGCCAGTCGCGAGGATCGCTGACGAGGCAGTGGAAACAACCAAAATGTTACCAGCTGTTCCGCTAGTGCCATTCGAGATGTAACCGCTAACCTGTGTGCAAGCATCGAGAGCCAGAAGTCCAGTAACCGCCACGCCAGTGTCCGAGCGAGTGATCGCCTGAGCAACTGCCACGCCTGTTGTCGCCGAATTTGCCGAAACAAGAGTCGCTGGTGTATTGATTGTTGCGGCAGCAGCTGCGGAGATTGCCGCAGTCGCCGCTACAGTTGGGTTGTAATCATACGTGATGATTCCCGCTGTCCCCAAGAAACCGCAAGCTGCCGTTCCAGAGCCAGAGCCTGGAACGTAGCTGAAGTTTGGACGGGGATCCATGATGCCTGTCCCACCCCAAAAGAGGGATGGGCCAAGATCAGGATTGTAATCCGTCGTGTTGCCAATGGTGTTCTGACCAAAGGAAATTACGGGACCAGAGAATGCTGATAATGCCATGTTGCAGTCTCCTGTGGATTACGAGGTTGGGAATGAGCCGAAGATCGAACGCCAGTTGTAGTAACCGAAGGAATAACGCTCGTAGCCCTTGACCAACAGGTTGTCAGTAACGAAGTCAACCTGCATATCGGTTTCGAACTTGATACGTTCCATGTACGACAGACCGTCAATGTTGGTCAGCAAGAACCAAGCATAAGCGGAGGTGAGGAAGTCGTTAACCATGTAGCCTTCGCTGAGACCGCCAGCCGTTGTCATGATCGCGTTCACATCGTTGTCCGCAGTACCTGGACGCAGTTCGGTCTTCGTCAAACGAATTGCGACTGGCTCAAGCTGAGGAGGAACGATGAGCTTGCGACCACGTGCAAATACCTTCAAGCCAGCCTGATCTTTGAAGTTCGTCCGGATCGAGATCATCGCGTTCAGGAGCGTGGCTTCGTTGAGATCAACCTGAGTGGTTGGGGTGTTTGCGACTGTGCCGCCGTCAATCGGATGAGACGTGGAGCAAAGTGCCACACCGTCACCGCCAATTGCAGCGTTGTAGGTCGTTGCTGTGTTCAAGAGGTTCGCGCCATAGATTTCCTTGGTCTGATGGAAAGATTGCGTCAGACCGAGGTTGGATGGCTGGAACTGTGTCTTGTAGAGGTTGTCGTCGATCGCCTTGCGGGTGATCGCATAGCCAAGAGCGATTTCAGTGTGCTCTTGGTTGTAGATAAACCGTTCACCAGCACCATTATCGAATGCAGTCTGACCACCTTCGGTCTTCAGCTGCGCAAGGCCGAGGTAACGCATTTCAGCGGTACGCTCGAGAGCCATTTTCGAATCGTGCTTTGTGAAGATCTTGTCGTACTGGGACGGGATCATCTCGTACTTGCCTTCGACACCGCGAAGGCCAGGAAGGAGGAGATCCTTGATCTGTGAGAGATTAACAGCCATGATTGCTCACTCCTTAAGCGTTGATGCTAGCAGGGCCAGCACCGTTTGAGCGCCAGACTTCGTTATTGAAGCCAACGACAACGTTGCAGTACTGCGTTGTTGGATCGCCACCGTTACCGAAGCTGATTGCGTAATCAACGATGATGAAAGGTGAGGTGATTGTCGTGCTGACGCCATCAACATATGCGCCGGACTGTCCGGTTGCTGTGCTGCCAGTGCCACGAGCGAACGTAGCATACTGACCAATGATGCCAGAAGTCATCGTGGTCGCTGTGCCAGTCATTGGTGCACCTGCGAAGCTTGTTTGAACGACGAAGCGTGCGGCAGGATCAGCAATAACATATGCTTCAACGTCGCCAGTTGCGCCAGATCCAGGCCAGTATGGTGACCATACGGTACGACCGAGTGAGGTGTTGAGGTATTTGCAACCGACAAAGATGCCTGCGATTGGCTGTGTGCCGTTTGCCGCAGATACAACATAGCCCGTTGCTGCGCCCGTACCCGCGACTGGGGTGATTGGGTCGCCAGTGTAGATGGCCGTTGAGGCCGTGGAAGCAACACGACGAGTCGACACGGAAAATGTCGGTGCGCCGCCTGAACTCCCAAAGTATTCCTTAAAACCGTTATAGGCTGCAGTATTTGCCATGACGGGTTCTCCTCTCAGAGAGTTTCCATCATCGCACACCGAGGCGACTGTGAAACGGGACAAAATTGAATCTTCCACACCGAGGGAAGACTATTGGGTATTATGCCTGAAAAATTGCAAATGAAAAGGGGCAGATGTTTTTATTTTCTGCCCCTTCAATTATCAATCGTTCGGGATCGGCATTGGCTCGTAGCTCTTCTTGAGCTTCGGAGCCAATTTCGAGTCTTCGCGGCCCAGCAATCCATCCGAGGATGTAAGCTGGCCTTCTTTAATTTTCACCTGACGGCGAGCCATGAGCAAATCTTTCGCCCGAGCATCGAGCGTGATTTCTTCAGGCCGCTCCATCAAAAGCATACCTTTTCTTTCAATGGAACCTTCCGCTCCAACATGCATCATGTCCGGATGCCGTTCAACCGGAACAGGCGTCCAGCCCATCCGCCGAACATGGTTCATATGCGAAAGGTCTTCCATATTCATCGAAGATTTGCGTTTCCATTCATAAGACCAGCCGTCCGGAGCGGGTGGCGTCGCGAATTCATCCACCCCATCATCGAACGGGGACGAATTGCCACGGATTTCCGCCGCACGCTGCGCAGCCAAAGTTCTCGAATCATCTTCACGCAGCGATGGGCGAACTTCACGGCGATTTGCAGTTTCAACATTCTTCATTTCGGTCTCTCCAATCAATTCAATTTGCCTTCTTTGATCAAGGCAGCTTTGTTTCGGGCATATTCCTGATCTGTCATACCCATCATGCTTGCCATCTCACGTTCCTGAGAGTTTAGACGCACAACATTCGGCTTTGTGCCGGAATTGGTCGTCGGAGAACGCGAAACGGGAGCTGCTGGGGGTGCAGAGCGGCGAGCTGTTGGGGCGGAAGCACTTGACAAGGCAGAATCCTCTTGTTGAACGAAACGACGCGACTGAATTTTCAACGTATCTTCAATCGTATTGAAGTAATCGTCCGAATCAGCCTCGATCCCGTCCGCAACCGCGAGGTTGTGGGCCGCAATCATCTTCTGATAGAGGCGAGGGTTTGTTGCATACTCCGGATGAGACCTAACCCAGTCCGCAGAACGTCCCGAAAGCTGAGAAGCAAGAGCTTCGACGGGGTCGGAGGGAGCTTGAGGCTGGTTTTTCAGCTCCTTTACTCTGTTTTCGTAAGCAGTGCGGCCTTGTTCAAGCTGCATTTTCTGTGCAGAGGTCTCCGACATCTGCATTTGGATGTCAGCAGCCGCTTCATGGTCGCCGGATGAGAGCGCATCTGCGTAAGAACGCTTCAACACGAGCTGATTTGACTTCACCGTGTCAATTGCGTTGTCAATCAGTCGGAGATTTGTGTCATCGACCTCGCTTTTGGCAGCAGTTGCCTGTTCCGAGGCCTGTTTCATCCGCCTTTCAGCGTCCAAACGAGCCTGACGCTCTTCCTCGAGCTTGAATTTCAGCTCTCGAATGCCGTCCTCAGCCGAAATTTCCTCTCTTACAGGCTCTTCATCTTTTTCCACCTGAATTTCTTCAG